TTTCAAACTGGGGCTTGATTATGAATCAATTTATGCTTATGTTTGAAAACAGAATTCAGATATAAGAACAAACTTACAACTGAATCCTGTTTCCATTTACACAAAATTTTGGACAGTGTCCAAATCAGCTTCTATTGTTAGTGAAATTCCAGAAGGGGCTAAAGAAGTTACATTTTAGAATATTGACATGCCATCTAATTAATCTATATCCAATAAAGTAATTTTCTTCCATTTTGTCCATCCATTTGTGTACCAATATACTCGTATGTAGACTTCTGGTACCCCATAATAAAATTTTTGAATCCCAATATTGGTACTTGCAAATACTGTTTCCAGTATACCTTGTGTTTCTGGAGTATTAGAAAGCCCATTGACCTCATATATTGAGTCCCTAATATCATTAGCATCACCTTCATACAGTGTTCCTTTAATTTTTATACACTGATCAGTCTCTAAAAGTCTCTCCCACAACTTTTGCGAGGTCTTCTTTTTCCATCCAATAACCCTTACCGTCGTCACCTACTAAACGTATTTTTTTACCGTCCATGTTGGTTGCTTTAGTCATGTCAATTTCTCTCAAATCTCCTGCCATAATTTTATTGTTTTAATTGTTAATACTAAGACATTGTCTATTTATTTTCCTACAATGTAGAAGGCCTACTCCCTTCAACTACCTTAAAGTAAACAGGTACTTTTTCCGTATTATCTACATCTGTTTCCATGTAGTCAATACTTAGCAACATAGGTTGCTGTAATGGATTTTTATCAAGTGACAACTCGTGAGGAGTTACTACTTCCACCAATAAACCGTCTACCAGATATTTGTATCCTGCATACGCATACTGCCCAATACTATTCTCCCAATCAGGGAAATACTTCTTCAGAGATAAGGCTTCGTCACTATTAAGTCCAAGGGTGTTCATTTTCTCAGTTATGAAAGAAACCAAAGAATCCACCTTTTGAATAAAATCAAAGTTTAGTTCTTCAGGATCGAACAACTTTACTTCTTGCTCGTATTTCGTTTTTTCAGACTCAGGGATTTCTTTCCAGTTTGCAGCTTCATCCATAGAAACCACTAACATACTCTTTTCAAATCTTCTTTCTTTGAATGCTACCTCCCCACTCTGAGTGAGAAGGCATCCATTACTTGCTTGTATTATCATATCGCATAGTTATTTTATAAAATCTTTTTCCAACCGTGCATTTTGCCTGATGAAACAATAAATATAAAACCATAAACAGTATGCGCCGGTATAGGTTGACTATACAAATCGGTTCCATCTGTCATAAGATTTCCGTCCCCAGCATTATAGATATATACTGTAATACCGCTCCAACTTGAATCTTTTGTCGGGAAATATATATAAGTAGTCTCTCCACTATTTGCGGTGACAACAAAGTTTGATTTTCCTTCATTAAGTAGAGAGTCTATTTTATATTCAATCCGACCATTAGATGAATTATAAACACCTGTCATACCTGAGAACGGTGCTGATATTGCTGTTTTTATCTTTAGTAATCCTTGTTTATTCCATGATATATTACCGTTTGCCATGCTTGCGCTTCCGTCTTGATTGATTACGTTTGCCCCATTCCCTATATCTATAGTTCCTTTAAACAATCCGTTCTCAGAGTACAAGTTTCCAGCCTCGTCTACTCTGAATGGAGCCGTATCAGGATTTTTACTTCCTGCCCAAAAACGGGTTTTTGCTCCAGAATCACTACCTGACAAACCTGCAGTAATAGTTCCGTCAGGCTTCTGTATCGTAAGCTGGTTGCCTTGCAGAAACTGAATCTTTGCGTTTTTGGCAATTATCAATGAAGTAAAGATAGCCCCTACGTTTAAGCCAAATTTTTCCCAATACGAAGTATTAGCATACGTGATACTAAACGATGCGACATGAGTCAGCTTACATCTGTACACATCCCAACCAGTTTCTACTGAATCATTTCTAACCAAGACCACATCGATATATCTTATAGGTAGGCTTCCATCTGTTATGTTACTATCGTTGCGATACTCAGTACCAATGGCACATTCACTATCACGTACCACGCAGCCTTCAAGTCCTTGTTTACCATCCTGTCCATCCCTTCCATCTTCACCTTTTTCTCCCTTCTCGCCTTGTTCTCCTTTTTCAGCAAGCACGTCATATTCGGCTGTGTTCATTTCTCCGGTGAGGATATATCCGGATTCTGATTTCAATCGATTCCCGGCATTATCCAGCAATGTGAACAAAGGTGGGTTATATGTAGCTACCTTAGCTACATAAGAGCTTCCGGCCATTGTGACAACACCCATTTTCGGAACAAGTAATCCAGTATGCCAAGCGCCTAAATTAGTATATCCTTCTCCTTGTTCACCTCTGATTTTAGACCACTTGTAATCAGAAGTAGTGCTGCTATCATTTGGATTTGTATCAGTGTATACGCCTATGAAATCGCCGCTATCCTCTCCATCGTTTCCCGTAAACGTTGAACCTCCGTCATTTGAATACTTTATATGCAAATAGTAGGTTTTACCGTCTGCACCATTGTAACCTGGAATGCCTTGTTCACCTTTCGGGCCTTGAATGCCTTCAAGTCGAGCCCAGGCATATTTGGTTGGGTCATCGCTGTCAGCCTGCTCGAAATCCACATAAGTACCTATGTAGGTAGACGTCGTTTCCGTCATTGGATTCCCATCCGGGTTAGGTGAGTATTTTATGTGGAAGTACGTTGTTTTACCGTCTTTTCCGTCTTTACCTGGAATTCCTTGTTCACCTTTTTCACCTTGCAGACCTTGTAATCCATCCTGACCGTCTTTACCATCCTTTCCATCGGTTCCGTCCTGAGCTATTAACTGATATTCTGCATTGTTTATTTCACCCGTAATAATGTAACCTCCCTCAGTCTTGATACGATTGCCATCATTATCCATTAATGTGTAGTATGGTGGATTGTAAGTTCCGTCTTTCTTAGTACACATAAACGTAGCGTTTCCCATGCGCACGACTCCAAGGTAAGGAACAAATAACCCATTGTACCACGTACCCATATTCTGTACGGATTCCCCTGCTGGACCTTGAATATTACCGACGTTTTTCCATACGTTATCTCCAGTCCAAACCCACAATTCACCTGATATAATATAAGCGTCTCCAATATTATTCCCTTCTTGCGGTAATTGAGATGGGTCGTCTTTGCTTCCCAATATCTTGAATGATGTTCCATCTACACCTGCATCACCTTTGCTTACCTCCAGTAGCCAGTTAGGGTTATCTTCAGAAGGTTCCGTATTCGTTCCACTTTCATTTACACACAGCCAAATGCACCCGTTATGTGATACACGGTCATAATAGAAGTACTGTGTGTTATTTCCCCATGCTCCACGGTCGTTAGCGGTGATAACCGGTGTTCCATCCGGTTTTACCTATGTAATGGTTCCGGCAAAATACACGCTATTGGTATACTCAGAGTATCCTTCCATATTCATACCGAATACATTAAGGTTACTTAAATCGCCACTTTGTTTGGCAATATTTGCAACCCCGATTTCCCATGTATTCTGCTTCCAGAGATGTCGTGTATAGGTACGAGTTTCATAAACTGATGTCTGTCGGTCTTCACGCGTAAAGCTTCCGTATGCTACGAAATTCATTTGGGCAAACGGGTCGAAAGCATACTTCCAACGTTCAGACACAGGACGAATCTGATACTTGAACTGCTCGTTCCGGCTTCCTATTACTTCTGTGACGGTAAAATACACGGTACAGAATCCGGCAAAGGTCAGGTTACCTCTGCTGTCATCCGTATCTTCCGTAGCGTTGTCTGATGAAGTCAGAGAGTGAAATATACCCATGCAAATGTCTCCCACAGCCACTGCTCCTATTTCCCCCTCTTCCAGTTTCAGTGTACATATTCTGGATTCCGTATCAACCGATTCGATAATACCAGCACCAGGTGCACGCCATTTGTCTCCAACCTTCACATCTACTCGGTTATATCTAAGCTCCGGTGTCTCAATAAATCTTCTGGATGTAAGGGATTCTACTTCTGCATTTCCGTTGTCGTCAATTTTCGCTCCGAAACCGGTAAGACCAGACGCAAAACCATTTTTCCCGAAAACTGCTCCAGCACGGAATAATGCCGTCTTCAAGAATGTTAGCACTCCTATAACGGTGTCATTGAACTTTTTTGAGATAAACTCAACTCTTGAGCGCAAAGATGAAAACACATTGCTGTCAGAAGGTGCAGTCGAGTCGTTTACTTTAATTACATACACGCCGCTACCTCCACCTGTATAAGTCTGTCCTTTATAGGTGAGTGAATCCACCTTATCCTCAATCTCTCCGATTCGCGAGTAAGGCATGCTTTCTCCAATCGTATAGACTGGAGAATCCCAAGGAATATCAAGATTCATTTCCCATCCTAAAACACGTGAGATACGCCCACTTTCGAAATAGGTGTCATCAACGAGGTTGATTCTTTGACCAAACTCAAATGTTCGTGAGACTAAATCCTCTTTTACCCATGAACTTCTGAGGGTAGTAGGGTAGGTTCCGTCATCTTTATTTACTTTATCGGCATACTTCTGCGCCTTTTCCTTCAACTCCTGTTCGGCGTCTGGGATATACTGGTCTGACACCAGTTGGATGTCAAATCCTGAAAGAACATATTTATCACCGTTCTCGGGCCTCATGGTATTATCAGGAAGCATTCGCCCATAGTCATCATTCCTGACAATCTCCCAAAGCTGCTCGCCACGGGTTTCATCCTTTGGGGTCGGATTGAAGATAACGCCGAACTCCATTCCGTTCAGCTTGCCGGACTGGAATTTTATTTTCAGTTCTTGTCCTTCGATGATATATTCATCCTTGAATACCAGCCCGGTATCCTTGTAGCGGTAGTAGGTAACGGTTTCTTTCGTGCCGTCCTCGTTGTTCACTTCCTCGGTACGAGTGTGCACATCAGATAGAGTGCCTACCCGACGGGGATAAACATCGTCGAAAACCACCACATCTTCGATGGCTTCTTCCTGCGACATTCCTTCATATGCATCAATATAGGGAGTATCGGCCGGAAGCATAAGCCGTTTCTGGACTACACCGTTCACCACGGCCTGCTCGTCAGTCGGACGGTAGTTCGTAGGGATATTCTTTGTTGAGCCAAACGCATAGATGCGGGTGGCATAAGTGCCCTGACTTTCGCTGCGGGTGATGGCCGACGCTTCGACACCACGCTCGATTTTAACGGCATCTCCGAACTCATTTCGCCCAAAATGAATCACGTTGTCCGTTATCCAGCAATCACAGTCCCACTTATCCTCACCCGCCATAGAAAACAAAGCATCCAACAGGTTTATGTTGTCGTAGGTCATCGCCACTGCCTTATTCTCTACAGTATCGTCTATGCTGAATGTGAAATCTGTCCCTCGGTAGGTATATCCCAACGCTTTCAGGTTGCGGAGGAAAACACCTAACTGCACGTCGAGAGCTGCAGTTAGCGACCATGACGCTTCGCTGCCTGCATGTTCCGGGGTATATTTGAAAACCTTGTTCTTCCACTTCCAGTAGTAGGCATCCAGTTTTAATTCGTAATCATATCCCCCAGTAGAAGTGTTGTAGGTTGGTTTCTGAATGTCGGTAATCTCGTAGATTTTAGCCAGCTTTCCGCCAAGCGATTCATCCAACTCTCCAGCTAGGTCAACATAATCACCAATTTTGAACGGAATGGGGGAGGGCATCGAGAAAGGAAGGATTATGTAGTCCTCTTTCATCAGTGTAAACTTTCCCTTCGCCCCTTTGTTGATTGGGGTGGAGAACCTTGTCTTTCCGGATATGTCCTTAATTTCAATCATATCCCCAAAGTTCATAAATAGCAAATGGAAGCCCTAAAAATTCGGACTTCCATTTGAAACAATAAAGGAAATGTTTGTTATTCGCTTCTATCCATGGGATTCGGTTCGCAAAACTTACTTGAAACTTTACCGAAACGCCTGTCAATACTCAACCCGTAAGAGATGCTTTTCCCCAGGTAAACCAGCTTGTAGACTTCGCTCCCAAGAGCGGGGATTTTGATGTTTACGACTCCCTTCTCCAGTTCTGACTGAAAGGCTTTCTTCTTTGTCCGATAGTCACCTTCTGAGTCTCCTTCTATGGTGAACTGGAGAGTGATTTCACGCGATGCTACTTTTGCATTGTCGGTTATTATTCGCTTCCCGTGCTCCAGACGGCTCTCATCTTCGATGTAGTCTTTCATCAGGTTGAATCCGTCGATAGCATCGAGAAAACCGTCACCCATGCGGACACCCCATGTGCTCCAGGCATCCTTCCCGTTAATAAATAAATCTCCTGTCATAGTCTTGCTGTATTACGTTTCACTTCGGCAATGTCGGCCTGCATCTGTTTGATAGGCTTGACAATTTCGCCTGTGTTCTCTCTGATTTGCTGTAACTCTAAATAGGAATTGGCCAGGATGGTACGTGTCTCGTCGGCGATGTTGTATAGGCCGGTCACTTGTGATGTCAAGGCACTGATGGAGCCTCGCAGTTCGGTAATGGCTACTGTCTGTTGCTGCTCTGCTGTCTCTATCCTAAGATTGGACTCATACACGGCAGTGAACCGACCGCTCAGTTCTCCGGCATCCTCGTGCGTCATTTCTGTACCGAATCCACGGCTGGAAGCCGACTGCTGGGAGCTGCTGCCAGCCTTGTCGTATCCGGTAGCTGCGGCAAGTTCATCCCGTAGTTTCAATGCTTCATTCACGTACCCCATATATTCGTTTTGGAGTGAATTACGTTCACTCTCACTCAGGTTTCCGTCCTTCATACTTTCACCGAATCTGTTCCACCAGTCTTCAAGCTTCTGGCTGTACATGTTACCGATTTTATCTGAAAGCATGGCACGCATAAAGTATTCGGATAGGTTATCCGCAAAATCTTCCGCCGAGGCATCCATATCCATGAGAGTATCTATGAAACTGTCATACATGGAATCAAAACTTATTCCGGTAAGCTGTTCGAAAAGACCCTCTTTCAGTTCTTCGAGGTTTCCGGCCAAGTCTGCATATTCACCTAGTGCATCAACGACAGCATTTCCATAGCCTCCTTTCCCTGAATCGGCCATTTTCTGCCACAAGTCTACATCCTGACGTAATAAATCCATCTGCTCCGGAGACATCTGCCACAAGGAATCTGTACCTGTGAACTCTGCCATGACATTTTCCCGAATCCATTGTATGTCACTTTCCGACCAGCCCATGTAATAGGCCCAGCTATGATGCTTACTGTGATAGCCAGCATTGGCCTGCGCTTTTGCAAGAACATTCTTGTTGTATTCCTCCTGATACTTGATGGCTTTATTGTACTCTGCTACAGATTTCTCGCTTCCCTTGCTGGACTTCATTTCTTCTGTAAGGGATTCGATGGCAGACTGCAACTTTTCGTTTCTGTCCGTGAGTCTGTTGATTGTATCCTGCACCTCTTTTTCGTTTCCTCCAATACCGAAGAGTTTGCTGAATCCTCCGAAAGTCAGGGTATCCCATATTCCACCTACAGACTTAAAGACACTACTGAATATGTTACCTATGAAACCATCCAGCCCCTGTGTCCCGATGGCATCTAAAAGAGAAAATGCAGCTCCAATTATACCTCCAAGTTTCTCGCTCTCTTCTGCAAATATGTCTACTATATTTCCGGCCAAATCACCGACCTGAGAGAGGGAAATTTCAGAGTTTGAACCAAGCTGGGTAATGACGTTTGACAATGTGACAAGGTTGCTTGTCGTTTTATCTGTCGACTTTTGTACATTGACCTGAGCGTTCTGCTGTCTTTTCTGGGCATCATTCAGTTTCTTCGTGGCCGCTTCCTTCTGTTCATCTGTTCCGCTTCTCATGGCTTCGTTGTATTCCTCCTGAGCTTGTGACAGCTCTTCCTGTGCCTTGGCCAATTCGCTTAACTGTTCGGGTAGGTCGGCCAGCAATCCTCCTTTATCGATAAGAGTTGACTGGATGTTGCTCAACGCCTCGTCAATGACCTTCTTCTGGTCAACAGCCATGTTCTTGTATTCTTCGGAGTTTTTGAAATCCCTAAGCTGCTGTTGTACTTTGTTCAGGGACTCTTTGGATACCTTGTCCAAGTCACCGAAGATAAGTTCCCAATTGATTCTCTGTTTCAGCTTCTCAAGATTAAGAGAGGAGAGGGCTTTATCCATTTCTTTCTGGAGTATGTCCTTGTCTACCTGAGTAGCAGCCTCCGAGATTTTACGGGTGTACTCAGCAATGATTGCATCACGTTTCTGCATAAATGTACCATAGCTTTTCAGGTAACGTTCATTAGCCTCGATTGCAGCCTGATTTTCGGCTTTCGTAATTTCGGCCAGCCCTTTTTCACGTGACTGCATGGCATTAGACGCACGACTTCCTAATACTTCCCGCTGTTCAGACGTAAGCTTTCCTCCTTGCGCATCTTCCCATTTTTTGCGCTGTTTCCTAATTTCATCGATTTCTCGCTGGTAATCCAGCTCAATCTGTCTGCGCTTCTTTTCAGAACCTTCTTCCATCAGGTTGATTTCTTCCTGCAGATTTGTTCTGCGAAGCTGAAGGAGTTCTTCTGTAAGCTGTTGCTGCTCTTTCTTTTGTCGCTCGGCATCTTTCTTTGCCTGATTCTCTTGTTTGGTCAGAGTGTCTCCTGTTACACCACCGAGCGATTTATATGATTTTTCTGCTGCTTCCAACTCTTCTACAGCTTTCTTATAAGCAGATTCAGTGCCTTTTTTAGCATCCTCTACAGCCTTTAATTTTGCTTCGTAAACAGCTTTTGCTTCTTTATATGCTTGCTGATACGTCTTTTCCGATGCTTCCCTTTGCGATTCCAGGCCAGATATGGTGCCGTCAATCCCTTTTAGCGCTGCTTGCGCATTATTAAACCGTATTTGAACGTCAATAGGAATTGTTGCAAAAGGAAAATTCTTAATTTTTTCTTGCTCTTCCTGCAATATTTGTCTTGCTATATTGTATTCGCGTATAATCTGCTCACGATTACTTCTTGCTTCCATCAGCTTGACTTCTACAGGTTTCGCGTTTTCCTCTGTTTCCTTTTTCAGTCGATTATATTCGCTCAGGGCTGATTTCCACTTGTTAAGATTTGCTTTTGCTGATTCTACTTGTGAAGCGATTAATGGGGCACCTTGCCCCGCATTTTTTAAAGAAGCATTTAATGATTTTATTTTCTCCTCCCATTGTTGTATATTCTTTAGTATGTTTTCATAACTGTTCTTGTCTCGTTCCTTATTCAGTTCTTTATTTGCTTCTGCAAGATTAAGTACAGCCAGCTGTTCACGGGTATAAGCAGAAGAAAGTGCAGGAGAATACCTTTGTAGTTCCTCATAGGCCTTGATCTTTGAAAACTCGGTTTCTGTCTCATCTTGGATAACGCGTATCAGCTCTTCTATTTTTTTCTTGCGTTCCTCTTCCTGATTCGCAAAATTCTTTTGTTCTTCATTGAATTTTTGTTGTGCCTTTTCCGATGCGGTTGTGCTGTCATGGAAGGCCCACATTGTAGCAACAAGACCGGCAAGAACCGTAGCTACCAGGACATACGGGTTGGCTTTCATAACCGTATTCAAAGCCTTTTGTGCTATCATTTGAGCTTTGGTAACCAAAATTGCAAGTTCCATTCTGGCCGTTAATGTATCCTGAGCTATTCGCACTACAATAAGAGCGGTTTTGTATGTCCCGTATGTAGCAATCAGTCCTATCAAAATCTTACCAACAGTTTCATAGTTCTCAATAAGACCTTTCAAGCCTGAAATACCTGCAGAAGCAATTCCCTGAGTATCTTTCCCAATCTCATTCAACATTGTATCCCAAGCATCTCCAAGGTTACTCAACTGCCCTGTAAGAGACTTAGACTGTTCTTGCATCAGGTTATAATAGATTCCTGATTCACTAGTCATATTTTTAAAGGCCTGTTCTACTTCTTTAAATCCTACCTTGCCTTCCTTTACTAAACCGGAAACTTCATCTTTTGTCACACCAAGCACTTTTGCCAGTTCCTCGTAGATGGGAATACCACGTCCTGCAAACTGACGAATATCGACAGCATAGGCCCTCCCTTGTGTCCTTAATGTGCCATAGAGATAGGCTATTTCACTAAGCTGGGAGCCAACACCGGCGGCTACATTCCCCAACATTACAAGTTCATCACCCACATTCTCAGCTGACGAGCCGTAAGCAATCATTTGCTTGGCAGATGATGCCACCCCTTGAAGGTCGAAGGGTGTCTTTGCGGCAATATCCACCAGCTCTAACATCAGTTTATTTGCTTTTTCCTTACTTTTCAGCATGGTTGAAAAAGCAATTTCAAGCTGCTGGAATTGTCCTCGTACATTGACAAGTTCTGTGGCAAAGTTTTTCAAGGCAGTTACTCCACCTATTACACCAAGTACTTTGGTTAAGGAAACAGACATCTTTTCATTTGCTTCGACCGTTTCACCTGCTTCCTCTTTAAACGCAGAATATTCATCCTTCAGTCTCTTTACTGAAAGACGGGCTTCAGCTTGCTGTTGAGTCAAACCAAATAAAGTAGCTTTTTCTTCATCGAGAGTCTTCTTTGCAGATTGGTATTCTGATAATAAGCCTGCAGCTCCCGTCGGATTTCTTTTTAAAGCTGTTTTATAAGCATTGCCCAACCGCTTAACATCATGTTCTACGTCTTTGACAACTCTTTTCTGGTCAATAATTTTTTGAGTAAAATCATTTACAGATTGTGAGGCATTGTAAATATTGGACTTAAAGTCTTTCTCCATTACAGCACCAGCTTTGGCCGCCTCGGTCACCAGCCCCATCATTTGTTGGCGAGCAGATGCCAGTTGAGTTTCCAATGCCTTGGCGGCTGCGGGTGATTTGTTTACGTCCATCTTCTTTAACTGGGCTTCCAGCTTACTAATCTCATTACGAAGTCTTATAACTTCATCATATTGTGCGCTTACGCGGAATACAAGTGTAGCCATATATTATAAACTGAATATTAATGTTTGAAGTTACACCTCAATTCATTAATATTCAGTTTTTACGATGATTAATACCAAACAATAAACCTATTGTTGCGTATTTGTGTTTTTCAGTGTTTTAATAAAAAAGGCGCATCATAATGATGCGCCAAATTGTCAATTTGTTCTTTAATTTATATCAAAGCCTCACGGCTGGAATATCAAAACTTGACAAGTTCCATTCTTTTAAGTATTTCATTGTATTTGGATTGTATATATGCTTTCTGTTTCTCGGAAGCCGTCACGATCTTGCCTTTATATTTTCGCATCACAGATTCATTTAAACCTATTTCCTTTGCGAACTTACTGGCATTAATGAACGGAAATGCCTCAAAAAATCCACTTAAGTCATACACATACTCCACAGAATAGCCAGCTTTATACCAACTTGGAAATTCACCATGTTTTTCTTTGTAATATTCTGCCTGTTCCTCTAAAACAGAAATAAAGTCCTCTTTCGCTTCTTGTTCTGTAAGCCCAAAGCCATACGCACCGTTTACATCTTCAGAATAGATAGAGATTCCTCCATCATCTGCTTTTTCAATAATAGCCTGAATCCTCTTCATAATCGTGTATTTTAAGTTTTGTCAATTAAATGCACCCACCGAAGTGGGTGCTGTTCTTTTACTTCTTTAACCCCGCCTTTTTCATCATGCTGTCAAGAGTACCTTTAGGTATCTCTTTGGCCGGATGTCTGCCTACAGGGATAAAGTAGTCAAAGTCGGGATGAACATACTTGTGATGTTTCTTTCCCTTTTCGATTGTCCAGCCTGCTGACTCAATCAATTTGTAAAACTCTGAAAACTTCATAAATCAAAGAACTTTTAATTGACAATGCAAAGGTAACATTTTCGTTACTATTAAGCAAACTTTGTAACGTAAAAAAAAAGTAACGTTTCTGTTGCTTTTTAACATTCTAATAGAGCCATATCTATTTCTTGTTTCTTCTTCTGCGCGAAGCCATGTCCTTACCCTTCACCTTCGTAACCTTGGTTCCGGTAACTATATGGAGCTTGTCACGCTGCATTAATACTAAATTCCTGTATGGTATCTCATAGACCACTTCCCGGTATGACAGATGCAGATTTTCCATGAACGATGCAATCTGTCCCAAGAGAGTATCATTTCCTACGACCTCGGTTTCGCTGCCAGCAGACTTACGTTCCTCGCCAAGCTGACAGCTTTGAGAAAAACCTTTGAGTCAATCATAGAGAGTGCTTCATCTAAAGCATTTACGTTTTCTTCGTATGTTCCTTTGGCTAACTCTTCACTCAAGTTTTCGTCACCAGCTATCAGCCAGGAAAGAGCCCTGCTGTAGGCCTCACTTTCTCCCAGGGAGAGAAGAACTTCTTTCAAATTGTCTGCTTCTTGTACGCCTGACAAATGGGAGATTGCTCCGGCCAGTTTGTTGATAGTAGGAGGGTAGACCGTGTAGGCTTTCCCAGCGACAAACACCGTTCTGAAATCACTTCCGATAATGGATTCAGTTACTATTTTTGCTCCTTGATTCATTCTGATAAAAGATAAAAATTAAGGGGTGAAGCCATAAAGCCCACCCCTGTTATGGAATTCAATCTCTACCTATTGGATAGGCATTAAGCACCTGCTGTTACTTCAGATGAGTCAAACCAGTATTCCGGTGCAACTTCTGCATTTTGTGGTTCCAGTTCCACCGCACTTACAGGAATACCGACAGCCTTGTCTGTTGTGGCTTCACGTGCACCGATGTCAGCACGGGGAATCACACAATACTGGTCATCGTCAGTCAAAGCGACAAGTAACTTCTCAATGTTTACCTTGCCTCTTGCTCGTTTCCAACCCTTATCAGTGTTAATAATATCACCACCCATAAGGTCTTTCTTAGTAGGATAGTCGTATTCTCCAATAGTGAAGTTTACAGTAACATCACCCATTTCCTTATCACTTCGATAAGTCTGATTCGTGAGCTGGTTCTTGTAATTTGTACGACTTGCTTCTGCTTCTTCAATCGTCCATGTATCCTGATGGATATTCTTGATTTCTTTCAATGCTTCACCCTGTAAAAGAGTATGCAAGGCTTGTCCTGTCAAATCTGCGGTAATCTCGCTTGTTTCGCCATACCAAAGCTTCTTGATATTCGCGGCTGTGACTTTCTTTGCTTCTGCCATGTTATTTCACATTTAAAACTTCAAACAAAATTCTTACATTCACATAGTGACACTTTAAGGATGTGTCCTCCTCAGTTCCGATTGACTCGATGGAATAATGATAGGTTGTACCGTCATAGCGTCCGGTCACTCCGTCAAACAATTCTTGCGCCTGTTTCTCCAGTTCGTTCAGTCGGATGGTGTTGGCTTCACCTTCTTTTAAGTCAGGAACGCAAAGATTCACCTCAACGAAGGATTTCTTCCAGTACGTCTCCGGTTGCTGCTTCTTAGAGTGAATGACAATCCTTTCGGACTTCATCGCACCCGTCAGTTTCTTGCCATGAGGGACAACATCAATGCCGAAAGGCTGGCAATCACGATAGAGTATGTTCGCTATGTCGGTGGTTACTATCATTGTACAATCTCCCAATCTTCTGCAAATACATCACTAATGGACGGAACCCATGAGTCAGCACGTCCAGTATTCTCATTGTAGATAAGACACTGGCTTGTGTAGTCGATAAAGCCTTTACCTTTCAGAATAAGGTCTTTAGCTGACTGTGGAAGTGACTGCATTTTCGGAATGATGTTGCTGTCAATATGCGCTGGAACTTGCTTAATAACAAACAATCCTTTACCGTTCCAGCCTATTCTTCGGATTGCACCACCTTGTTTCAGGACTTCAATAGCATCACCGAAGCACATATTTTCACTTTCTTCCGACACTTCACGATACGAAGCTTCAAACGGTTCTGCTGGCGACCAGCTTTCATAACCGTCTTTGTACTTCACATGATAGCCAGCTTTATCCTTTTCGGCTTCTGATGGAACTTTGCCAGCTTGCAGAAATCCTTTACTATAAGCATTACCCATTGTCATAGGTTCTGCTTCTACTTGTTTTGTTCCAATGTATTTCTTCATTTGATTTCCTCCTTTAATCGTTTCTCAGCATATATGGCTGCACCAGTCAAGACTTCGTAACCTTTGGATTCAACGAAAGAAGCGTATTCAGCTTCATTCCTCAACTCCAGTCCATCATCCTGGACTGAATACTTGTTTGACTTGCGTAGCGTTCCGGTCCGGTTCTGGTAACTGCCATGCTCTATCGCATAATCGACCGCTTCCTTTCCGACCTTATCCTCAACGGCTTTCACCTCGGCATAGCCTTGCTCGAAAAAGCTATCTACATCCGAAAAATCAAACTTTACAGCCATATCTCTGAGTAACTAAAATAGTTCGTATTCTTCACCATGTAAACCTTGCCTGTTCCCCGGATATTCTCACCGTCCATACATCGGACTTCATCACCAGCCTTCAAAGAGATTTTCTTCTCACAGACCACATGGTAATTCGGTCGGTACACCTTTCCGTTCTCCGAAGTAAACTCCTTGGTCGAGTTATCATCACAACGGCATTTACATACGTCCTGCCAGCTTTCTCCACCGGTTCCGGGAATAGGCCTGCCGAACTCGTCCGTTTCCATCGGAGTAAAGACCTTAACCTGTAATGTATGTGGAGCAAATATCATAGGAATCTGACTTTAGGTTTATCTGACAGCGTGTCTTCAAGGCCGTACTTCTTGCACAAGAATGAGTAGTATTCCTTCAAGCCTTTGGTGTCCCAGGACATAGAGAAACCGTTCTCGCTGATGGAAGTAGCACGAAGTAGAAGAGAGGGGATAAACTTCGCCATAGACACCGAAACAAGTCCGATGTTTGACGGGCCCATCTCATCCTCTCCGCTTACTTCTGAAGACAAACTTATCTCCAAAAGGTCAGCCTCCGACAAGTTGATGCCGAAGGTCTGAAACTTCTGTGATATGTAGTCGTTTACTGTCATGCGTTCATGGTTGACAAATCAAAGTTCACAATCAGATTCGGGTTCGTAATCTGAGGAATCCACTCTGCAGTGTATTCCAAATAACGACCGTTCTTGTCCTTGTAACCGGAAATAAGCATATCACCGTCTGCCTGGGTGTAGTTACGTCCCGGTACGCCGTCCACTGCTTCGTACGGAGTGTGGAAACGCATATAACCGACCTTATCCTGCGGAAGCAAGGTGATACGGTCGTCTGCATAAATCTGCACGTTCTTCCCGGTCTGGTCTTTCACGTAATCTTCCTTGATTTCAATGGCCGGAAGCCCGATGCCAGTGAATACTTGGGAAGCCAGTTGAGATGTAATCAAACCAGTTGAAAGATACATCTCATTTCCTGTAAGCTGCATCTTGAACTTGTCACCAAACTCAGCCGACCCGATGATATTCTTCACGAAAGTTCCTCGTGACATAATCATCTTCTGGAAATTACCGTAGTCCGCTTTCAGTGCATTAATCTGCTGCTGCAAATAGGTGATGAAGTTCGTCTTCGCACCAGTATCAGGCTTGATGAACTTGAACGGCAATTCAATGTTGAGAAGGTCAACGCCTCCGGCATTGTCGTCCTTGTTCTTAACAGCTGCTTCTCCGGTCATCAGAAGTGAACCTACGATAATATCCATGCGCTTGTGAGCTGCCAAAAGTACCTGGCGGTAATCGTCATAGATGAAATTCACGATTTCCTGCATGGCTGCTACCTGGTCAGCAGGTTTAGCTGCGTTAAACTTGTCAATCAAGTCCTGAAGTTCGGACAGGCGGTCAATGGAAATCTGGTAAGCATCGCCAAGATAAGCGATTTCACCATATCCTGAACCGATATTCCGGCGTTCACGGATAGGCTTCTCGCCGTATCGTGAGTTAATAGAACCGGCCATCACTCCAGTAACCTGACCGATGTAGTCCTTGAATACACGGGTAGTCGTTCTACGGAAATCAAGATACTGCTGCCAGTAGATTGTATCCTTACGAGTCTGAAGGACGCGCTGGATAACGGCGTTTACGATATTGGGGTCATTAAACAGAGTATGAATAGTTAGCATCATGTTTTACCTCCTTTCTTTATTTGCTTGCAATTACACCTGCTGTTCTCAAAGATGCCAGAAGGGCATTCAATTTTGTATGTGCATCTTCCTGCCCAGTAGCATCATCCACTTTAACACCCTGTTTTACACCTCCGAGAGCAGAAGATGTTGCTGCAGACAAAGTGAATTTGTTGGCTTGGGATGCGATACCATCCAATTTAGCTTTGTCTTCTTTACTCATCAAGCCATCTTGACTGGAAGACGCTTTGGCAACTACAGCCTTTCCACTTTGAGTAACGTCAGGAGCGTTGAACTGGAAATGCGGCATGTTGGCCTTGTCAATGTCAGAGAAAGGCATAACCAATTTGGTAGGCTCAATCTCGAATGCTCGCATCAAAAGAGCAACTAATACAATTCCTTCTTCTACTTGTACTCTTCCGTACAAGGCTGAGTTAGCAATGACTTTCGGAGTTGTGCCGCTTACCGCTGTAGCTTCATAGAGTACAATACCAGCTTCCAATGTTTCGCCAAAGTCGGCAGACAGCGTCAACTTATCGAAATCTTTGTTTGATTTGTCAATACTGTTGATGGTAGCCCCATGAGAACCATTACCCAGATGCATACCCACATAAGCCAAAGAGTTTTTCTTGATTTTCAATGTGGTATTGGAACCGGTGGTAAACTTTTCATAGATTTCTACACGGATAGCCACCTGAGCGGTCTTCTTCACCAAGTCGGCGGCAATCGGTGTGAAGGATGGAAGAAACGAACCAGCGACAAGGTTGGCCGTATCCAGCTTGTAAGACCCTCTGCGTCTTACACCGGTAGAAACATCATAGCGTTCCTCGATGGACGGTTCAGGCTCAATGTTGTACTTAAATCCTGCTGACATAAATTACTTGTTTTGTTGTTCGACAATAGATTTTGTGTCCGCCTCAATCATTTTGGCGAACTCGCTCGCTTCCTTCTCCTGCTTCTGTTCGGCAGTTTCAGGAGCTTTGGAGAACTGAAAACCGTTGTTAGACATATCCTGCTTCATGTCCTTGAAATAAGTGTCCAAGTCGGTGTTTTCGGGAATGTTGCGGTCTTTCAGCATAAATTCGGGAATACCGTACTTCTTCGCCACTACTGAAATCTGAGAATTGCGCTGCGCCTGCGCTTCATTTTTCTCCATTTTGGCCAGCTTGTCGGCAAACGGCTTGATACCGGCGGCGATGCCATCGGCAATCATCTTTGCGATGTCTGTCTCCTGCGGCTTTGGAGGGTCGTTTGGTTTCGGTGGTTCTGGTTTCGGATTCTCGATTGGTTTTCCGTCTTTCAGTCCATGCTTCTTCTCGTAGTTTGAAACAGCGGAAGTCTGCGCCTGTCCTGCACGGAAATCACCATAGTTTTGCATCACGTCCTGAAATGAGATACCCTCAACGATGGAGGTCACCTTCGTTTCGTCCGTTACACCCTCTGCCTTCTTTGTGGCGATACGGGTGAGTGTGGCAGTGTCCACCCCAGCGAATTTCTGTTGCAGTCCTGCCAAGATTTGTTCAAAGATTGTCATACCGTATGAGTTTGATTAATAATTTCATACGGTAAATTTACTTATAGAGAAAGGGAAGGGGAAATTTTAAGGCTAACGATACGAAACAATTGGGAGAATGTTCGTTTTTAGACAAAAAGAAAGCGTGACTACCTAAGTAATCACGCTAAACTGATTATTTATTAAGTTATCAATTTGTTCCTTATACTTCCACGCGTTAAAATAAATATCGGAATTAGATTTAAAATAAACTGCAATGTGTAATTTATCCACGGACGATTAAAGAATATAGGTAATAGCCCGAACATCCATTGTGTTACCCAAATTAAAATGGACATTCCACTAATCCCTATCACCATTCCTAATATTAAACCCCATTTATTTTCAGGTGGAGCAAATGGAGATATTATAAGCATAAACAAAAATATTATTAACCATATAATCCAAAATAAAGAAGAAGATACTGTATGCAAAATTTGATTTCTTTGGATATTTTTCCTATCGATTTCTTGCATATTATTAGAAATCTTATCTTCTAATGTAGACTGATTATCAAATAATTCAAGAAATTGCTCTACTACTGTTTTCCTATTAATAAAATCATATTTCATTTCATCAAGTAACTTACAAGTTATTGTATCTTGCTTTAATGCTACTTTTGTTTTTTCAATTTTTAATAAATAATCAAGTTCTTGAGAATTTATGTATAAGTAAGAAAATCCTACAATATTATCAACAAACAATATTGATAATATTATCAGTATAGTGATGGATATTTTTCTTGGGACTGAAATTCTTTTATTTCCAAGGAAATTCCATATTTTAGAAATTAGCTCAGACATAAAATCACAACAAATTTATAGCAGACAGTTCTTCTGTCAGAGCATTAATACCTTTCTGAATCTTCTCCAACTGCTGTTTACGTGGTTTGTGTACTCCAGCCGCATAATGCCACAACTGGCGTTCATTGATTCCGGTTATCCGGCTCAAAGCAGCTTTGGTAAAGATACTGCTGTAATAGTTGATGAAGGTGGCAGCATCTATCTTGAACTTCAATGTGAACTCTCCCTGCAAAATTTCCACTGGAACGATGTTCATTTCATTACATGAATCCAAGTAAAGTTCAACAGCCTCCTTCATGTTCTTTTCGATTTCCTTCACGTCGTTACCGACAGTAATCACCGGAGCACCTTCAATATAGGCACTAAGATTATTTCCAGCATGTTCTACAATCACTTCTACGATTTTCATACTGACCTCCTTTTTATCGTTAAACAAAAGAGGCGGGGGCTATTTTAGCCCCGCTTGCCTCAGAATGTTGTAATAAGTGCCTTTCTCAACGCCTTTCTTGCCGTGGTCTGGGACAATCACTACATGGCTACCATCAGTGTAAACCATGTGACTGCCTTTCTGCCTCACGAACCAAAAGCCATTTTCAGTAAGCAGCGTTACAACGTCTTTAACTGATTTGTAGCTCATAGCGTTTAAGACTTAATTACGATGCAAATATAGTAAAATAACGAATAATTACAAAGAAGTATTCATGTTTTTACTATGATAAAGAAAATAGCGATACCTCGAAAGATACCGCTACTCAATTGGTAAATATTTTAGATTTATATCATTCTATTTTGTATTATCCCCGTAAATATTCTGACTGGGTTGTTCTATTCTTCAGATTTACTGCTGGAACTTTTAAGAGAGGAAAGCTGTTTCTGCTTCTCGATGTCGTTCTTCTGTTTCTCAGACTGCTCTTCCTTGATGGCTTCAATCTCATCCAGAACTGCATCCACGTTCCCCACAAAGGTAATGGCCCGCTGTTGAGACCAGATTTCACCGTCCTTAGCCTTGATAGCAGTGTCTATCTTGTCTTTGATGTCCTCCAGTTTATATGGCTGCATCTGCACATCCACATCAATAGTCTCGGAGGCTTCTTCAAGGGTGGAATTCACGGAACCCAACGCGGAGACAAGGAAATTTACACGTCGTTGCATGAACTCGCCAACGATCTCGTTCAGATTTTCTACGTTAAGGTGGGTGGACATAAACACATAATCGAAAGTCACACCGGAAACGGCGTTCCCTGTACCTTTCAGGGAGTCAAAAGAGATTCTGGGCGTATTGGTCAGTCCGTATATCTGACTTAACAGCGTCTCCACCTCGAACTTGACAGTATCTGGTACCTGTGACCAGGTAAGATACTGGGCATTTGCTCCCTAGCCGGTCAGCTCGACTACACGATTCTTGAACTCACCAGAGAAGTTCTCCACGTTCCCAAAAAGCATGAGAATAGGGAAGAAGTGGTAGTCGATACAATCTGCATAGTTTGAAAGAAGTTTCTCCAGTCTTACACGGAGACTCTTTATCTTTTCACAGTACGCTTCCGGACGGTACATATAAATCACCGGCATCTTCTTGAATCCATGAGCAAATGAGCCTTTGTCAGTCCAATTGCTTGTCAGTTCCCACTGATAAACCATGTCTTTGGTAATGGTCATGAAACAGGTAATCTCCACGTCGTTCAGGTCTTTTTTCTTATATTCACGGGATAGGGCCACCAAATCCCCCTGGTCATTGAAGAAAGGGTAGAGCTTGTCGCCACGGAACGGAGACCAGATAGCACTCTTCAGACGGTACTCAGGCTTTGACTTTCCGAAGATTCCTGAAATCTTTCGCTTAAGCTTTGCCCAGAAGCCGTCATCCTTCACCACATACCAGTATTCGGCCACTTCCTGCTCGGCCAGCCATGCCCGGACTACTTTCTTGTTCTGGTATTTCAACTTGTTTTTCTTGAACACCTGCTTCAATGTGGAAAGAAGGCTTTCTTCCGACTGGTCCGGCTGGCAATCAAGGACCGGTTCTGTTCCCACGGTGAAGGCAGTCTGAATGTTCACGATGTCCTGCTCGATAGGAAGAGCAATCCTGTTCGGGTCAACTTCTTTCCTTACCGCCGGCTCAACATATTCTTTCCCGGTTGTAGGGTCTGTAATCCGTTTCTCAGGCTGGGTCGTAATTTTGATTTTCGGGTATTTCTCTTCATCTATCACTATCTCGTGCTTGTTCGGATTCCAGTCGTTGTAAAGAGCGTGAGCGTTTGGTTGCTCGGTCTTTCGTCCTTTTTTCAGATAGTAGATTTTTCTCTCTACTTCCGGCATAGCTAAAATTTCTTCTATAGTCATATCTCAAAGTTTAATGTCCAAATATTCCTGAAACGTCTTTGGGTTTCATAATTCTACCGAGAAGTTCTCCCAGCACATAGTAGCGTGCAGCATCTATGCCATGATTATCGTGGTCTTCCGGCTCGTTGATGTAGTTTCCATCCTTATCTTTTGCCCAGACATAATTTCTGAACTCCCTTTGCAGGTTATAAGAACGCTTGGTAATGAATATTTCCATTCCCTGCATCTTGTCAATACCGGCATTGACAGAACCTTGCCCTTTCTCTACCGCGTATATTTTAATCCCTCCGTTATGAATCTCCTGGATGAGTCGCGGGTCCGCACTGTCGGCAATCACTCTCAAATTCCACGGGCGTAGCGTCTTTATAATATCCCCAGAAAGTAATCCAGTTCTATAATCCACTTCATCCAGATAAAGCGCATTGTCAATGATTCCACACCGGATAGAAGCCGATGGGTCATTGGTATAACCAAAGTCCTGTCCAATAGCCACTTTCTTGCACCACATGGGGAACTCGTCCACAATACCCCATTTCTTGAACACGGCACCTTCGGCCACGTCTGCCCATCGGCCGATAACCACATGAGCGTACTTCTCCGGATTCTTCTCTTTCATTTCCTTGACTTCTCTCAGGAACTCAGGAGAAAGGTTCTCGATATTGTCGAAATAAGTCGTATGGATATGAAGCACATTCGGATGGGTGGAAATCTGTACCTGGACGCCGTCAATCTCCACCAGCCGGTGAGTATTCTCGATGTATTTCTTGTAGATGAAGTGATTGGAGTCACAGGGATTCATGATGATGATAATCCGGTTCTGGATTCCCTTTTTACGGATGGAGAGCATAATCTTGTCAAACTCGTCCTCACTGGTCCATTCCTCTGCTTCATCACAGACAAAGGTGGTGATACCCTGAATTGATTTCAACTTGGCCGTCTGGTTCCCTGAAGAGGTTTTGATACCACGGAACATGATACGGCTGCCGGTCATCCGGTTTACTATATCGGTTTTGGTGGTCTTGAAATACTTCGTGGTTCCATCCAAATCTATCTTTTCCATCATTTCAGGAATAATAGACATCCCGGCAGATACCATCGTGTAACGGGTATATAGAATCTGGTGGACTATCTTCTCTGTGGGAGTCATCTCGAACGTCAGCCGCTCTATGAAGGTAGAAGCGTTGAAAGACTTCCCCGAGCCACGGCCACCAGTAATGAGAATAATAAACTTCTCACCATCAGTGTACAAAGGATGATATATCGTCTGGGGTACAATCATTTCAGTTTGTCTTTAATCCATGAGTCGATAGAAATTCCGTGGTTAATATCCTTTGGAATATCTGCGTCTTCGTCCTGACGGCGTTCAACCTTCCTCCATTCATCGTCGTGATGATATAGCCAGACAGACATTGCCTGAAGGTTGGGAGCCAGCTCGCTTTCACTTACCTGAAGCTCTTCTTCGCCTGTCAGGTTTCCGTCCTGGTCTTTCAGCTTTCTTACTACAGTACTCTTGGTCTTAATACCGCCCAAAGCTACAGCAAGGAACTTGGCACGTACAGCTGCAGTGATGGTCGCACGCCCGCGCGCTAATACTTCGCATAATTCAGAGTGCTCATTCTTCTTCTCACAAAACGTTTGGGGAGCCAAGCCTAACGCAAAAGCGATTTCTCTGTCCGTGAATCCCTTTTTGGCATACGTCTCCACCTGAGAGAGGAATTCCTCACTCTTGTAATCGAATTTGGGCTTTCGTCCTGTATGTTTGCTTTTTTGAGATTCACTTTTCATAATTAATCATCCGTTATTGTTACCCATATAAATGCGGCGAGAAACAGGCTTATCACCATAAATATCAATTCCTCTCTTTGAGAAATAGCTGTCTATCCTTGCCGCATATCTTTCCATTATAGACTTCGTTCTGTCTCTTATACTTCTTTGTCTGTCTGTACCAAGCCCGTATTGCCTTCCGGCGTTGTACATTATTCGTCTTGACTGTTGATACAACTGACTATATGTTTTTCTTCTAACTCGGCTTTCCTCCTAAAATTTCATGTTGTTATTCAATTCTTTCTATCTGTTCATCAAATACCTCACCCTTGATAAACTTGGAATATGGATCATATCCAAATCTTTCACAAAAAGCAGCTTTGGCTTCAAAAGTATCAAAGGAAAGCATCAGATAAGCGTCCATATCCTGTGCCTGTTTCTGGGCTGCATCCTTAACCTGCTGCTTGACTTCTTTCATGTGGGCCACCTTTTCGGCTTTTTCCATCTGCTTGGCGGCTTTCTCGGCTTCTTTCTGTTCGGTAACTGGTGCCATCATATCTTCCAAAGCATTTGCGATGGAGTTTTCTTCCTCTGTCTGGAGAAGGAAATCACAGCCAATCATGTTAAGGTCGGCAGCTGTCAGGCCGGCATCTTGGTAATCAATATCTGGAACTAACCGCGCCAATGCGTCATAGTCCCATGCACCCTGCGCGTTTGGATTGTTCATCAGGATGTTTAATTCCTTTTCCTGCTTTTCGTCCACGTCAATGACATCTACACGGATTCTGTAATCGTTCTCAGGAAATTTCTGCAGCTCATCCATGACTGTTAGACGCTGATGGCCGGACACAACAGTAAGGCCAGTTCGCTTGTTGACTACGATTCCACCAACCAGACCGAACTTCTTAATACCCCGCTTCAATGTCTTACGGGATTCCTCAGACAGTTTCCTGGGGTTATAATCAGCGAAGTGAATGGCGGAACGATTAAGTTCCACCGATTCACTCTTTATGTATTTGCTTAGTTCCATACCTATTGTTTTTGTTTATGCTCCCAAAGGATTCTCTCAGCCATCGGGAACACCTTGTAAATTCTCTGTAAATCCTGCGGGTAGTTCTTCTCCAGCCATAGCATGCAATCCAAATTGAAGCCTACACCCGAACTAGCCTTGAGTGAATACCTCACAGGCTCCGGTAGGCTGTTCTGCTTCATGTAGGACAGGATGTCTTTCTGAGTCCAGTCGGCCAAAGGATAACACATTCCGTTATTCTCATACCCGTTTGCTTCGTAACCTTTCAGCATGAGGCGGCGGTTCATGCCGTCAGCCTTCTTCATTCCCAAGAATGTGTAGTAAAGTCCGTATCTGAGCTGCATTGCCTTCACCACATCGGCCAACTTCAGCAACTTCACTTTGGGATTTGGCACACAATACAGGCCACCGCGAAGAATGTAGGTAAGGTTCCAGTGGGGTACCTGAACAAATTCTATCTTCGGATATTTGGCTTTTACCCAGCCGATCCATCTTTCAATATGCTCTAAACCTTTGACAAAGTACATGAACACACAGACGACTCTATCAAACTTTGGGTAGATCATGTCCAGTAAGACCAAAGAATCCTTACCCAAGGACAGAAACAGCAAAACCCCGTCAGTCTTCTGTCTGACGAGGTCAATATGGCTGTATGTCCTTTCTTGCAGTGTCATTATCCGCCACTCATTCCAAGTCCTGTACGGACGTTATAATACTGCTGTCTTCGGGTGATGAATCTGCCACCCTGAGAGAGACCACCATTCTCTGTGGTCAAACCTCTACGGCCACCACGGTAGCCACCAGTTGAAAATGTGCTTCTGTTTGTTCTGACTCAACGAAAAATTAAAGGGTTAAACATGCTTTTCTATAATTCTGCCAAGGTCATAAACGACCTGTGCTGCCAAATATATCTCACCCTGATAGGTATATTCAATCAGATTGTGATTCTCATCTTCAAACAGCTCTATTTGGGCGTCTTTGACTTCTACCAATGCACTGGCCCTGTCCTTATTGTAGCCTACAAAAAACTGTATTGCATCGTAGTGCTTTGGCTGCAAAACACCGTCTTTCTCGACACAATACCCGTCTGCATCAAGCTGACAGTATTTCTTCTGTGTCGTTGGTCTAATTTCTCTGAATTCTTGTGTTTTCTTGCCCGACAATATTTCGTCAAAAAACTTTTGTTTGATGATAAGCGTAAGTATCTCCATAATCGTGTCAAGTTTAAATGTTAGTTGCGGGTGATGGATTCGAACCATCGGCCTTCACCAAGTCAAAGTGACGAGCTGACCACTGCTCTAACCCGCGATGGCATCTATACAAAGATACCCCATTATGAAGACAATTATTAATACCAATTCAACGCATACGAAACATTAAGCCAAATGTTTGCTTTTTAGCCATGCGTCACGTTTCTCCCTGCACTTTTCCAGTGTTGGGGCACAACAAGTAAACAACTCACCTGAATCTGTTTTGTAATCATACTGATACATTTTTACTTTTTTACCTCTTAATCTGGTAGTATAGGTACAATAGTTCTCACTACCAGGTTGACATACGCTACAACCATTTACGTTTATTGATTTCATAGCCATCTTAAATTATCCGTTTACAACTTCTGGTATCTTATAATAGTCACTTTTTGATGCTTTACCTTCGGTTATCCAACCTATACCCACCCAGCATTTTATTTCACCGTCATGAATCACTTTGTAATCTGCATCTACGACTTCCTTTGGTGGGTTTACACTCATCTTTATCCTTTTTACATCTGATGCTTTAACTGTCAGCTTTTCTCTTCTCATAATCATCTTAAATAGTGGTAGCCCGAAGGCTACCGGGTTTATAACCAAAGTATCTTTGCCAGATCGAAATTCTTTTGAGCTTCGTTTACCGCTTTCTTTGCATACGTCAAAGAGTATGAGTGCTCACGTGGATATTTGCCGGATTTCAGCCCCTCATGGTACTCTTTAGCTGCTGCTAACTTATGCTCATAATAGTCCACGCTTTCAGGCATTGAAAGGTTTATAGTATCAGCCTTGTTTGCCCAATACTGAGCTATTCTTTCATGCTCTCTGGCTTTCTCGTCAAACTCACACTCTTGCCCATATTATTCCAGGCATCTTCAATGGCTTTTCTGTGTCGTCTTTCGCTATGATGGCCGATTTTAATAGGTTCACCCAACGAGAGAAAATCGCTGTCTTTATTCGACGCTTTGAAGTATTCTTCACTCTTTCGTTCTGCAGTGGCAGCCCAATCCAACCGGCGTTCAGCTCTTCGCTTCGCCCATTCCTGAACATTAAATCCATCAGCGCGAACTATCGAGTAATAGAAGAATCCGTCACGTTCAAATATCAGATTAAACACTATGCTTTCATTCTCTTTGCCGTATTTGGTGGTTACAAGAATGGTTTCACCTTTTTCATGCTTAGCATCGCATTTAGCAAGAAATACGTTTAGACAAAATTTGTAATATGTATTCATAATCGTGTAGGGGATTATGCAGGGCTTTCGCCCTGCTGGTTAAACTTAGAACTTCTCAATTTTTAGATTGCTATTGATAATAAATTTGCGGCCACATTCGCAAACTATATGCGTGTCAGTAATACGTGTTATCTTTCGTACTACATCTTCGTGCGTTATGTAACTACCGTTCTGTAAATCGCCAGAAACTCTGTATCTCAAACCTACTTTTACTTTACTAATATCAATATTCATAATCTTCTTATATTATGGCTACCCCGAAGGATTGCCGGTTAAACTTATTTATGTGATTCTCTGAAATCAAGTTCTACAATCTTGTGATACTTGTTTATATCGTACAAACCGATACCACAACCCATAGCCGATGCAAGTCTTACAACTTCTTCTAAAGCAACCATCACGTCTGAACTTGCGTTTATAGCTTCTTTTTTAGATATCTCATACTCTCGTGTATTAGATGTTGTCACTTGAACCTTTTCAGCTTCTTGTATTCTTTTTAGAGCTTCATTGATAACTCTGATCTGTTCTTTGATCTCTTTGATGTAATCACTGCTAATAGTCTTCATAATCGTATGTGTTTAAATTGTTATTCAAATTATGTTTTGATTTTCTGATTGTAAATATCAAACTTTATTTTGAATAAACAAAACTTTTAGCAGAAAATTTTCAAATTATTTTTTGATATTATTCTTTGATATATCTACTTATGATTTGAAAAATGTTCCTATATTTGCATCAAACTATAATTTGAATAACATGTTACGAGTACAAGAAATTTGTAAGGAACAGGGAATAACTATGCAAGATTTGGCAAAGAAGATGGGAGTAACTTACCAGGCTTTATATGCAGCTGTTTCCGGCAATCCTACCATCGGAAAATTGGGAGATATATCAAAAGCGCTAGGGGTTAGTATTGTCGATTTGTTTGCAGAGAACTCTCAAGATTCCGAAGTGAACGGCTACGTTAAAGTAAAAGGAAATCTATATGAAGTTCACTCTTTTGAAGATTTAAGGAAGTTATTGGAATTGAATGTTTAATCTATAAAAGTAAATATTATGAAAGACAAATTTATTGTATCAACAACGGAGAATATTGAAAACGGGATTATTAAACAATATATTGATGTCATTTGTAGTAATATTGTAGTTGGTACCAATATTTTTTCTGATTTTGCAGCCTCCTTCTCTGACTTTTTCGGTGGTAAATCTGATTCTTACCAAAGAAAATTAGAATATATATACAATGAAGCCTCTAAGGACTTAAAAAATAAAGCTGTTAAAATAGGAGCTAATGCTATTGTAGGTTTTAAAGTGGACTTTGATGAAATATCAGGAAAAGACAAATCTATGTTTATGGTATCAGTGTCAGGTACTGCATGTAAAATTGAATATAATGCAGAATATGAAAGGAATGTGAAAACAGATACTATTAGTCAATCAGATCTAGACAGGGAAATCAGAAAACGCTTCATTCAAAAACAGCTTCAAAACAAGGAACAGATTAGAGAAGATTGGGTACAGTTCCTTATTGAAAATCCCCAAAAAGAAATAATAGAAGAGCTTGTAGATTTGTATATAAGAAATAAATCTGATTTATATATAAAAGCTGCAGAAATGATTGAAAATGTATTGGCAACGTATCCAAAATCAATAATGGTTCCATTAATGTATGATTTATACATCAAAGCAGATAGAAAAGATTTGCTTATATCATTAATAAGTAAATGTAATTTGTTTGATGCTGCCTCCATATTGAAAATTTGTAATCAAGACATACACGAAGCTATCAAATTTTTATCGTTAAAATCAGATTATTACGATAGTAATGAACTGATTTTGATGAATAAAATATGTGATATTTTTGATAATTTGCCAGACACGGGAAAGATAGAAAAGGTCAAATCTGGTGTTTTTAGTAAGAAGGAAGAAGATAAGTTTATTTGTGAGCATGGCCATAAAAATCCAGTAGATAAAAGGTTTTGTGAATCCTGTTCTGTAGATATAAAAGGTATTCATGTTGATGAAGCGAAATTGATAGATGAGTTTAAAGAAAAAGTGGAAATTCTCAATAAAATGCTAAAATAATGGCATTATATATTGCAATATATTAAAATAGAGAAAGGGGAATAAACAATGGCACTATTTTCAGAAAGATATGGATACATCAAACCATCAGATGTAATTATTAGGGAAAGAATTACACCAGAAATGAAAAATGCAATTCTAACATGTTACGACATGCTTTTTGAAAGACTGAGAGATTATAATATGCTTGATCTATATTATGATATGAATAAAAATATCTGGATTGAATATCTTAATTTACGCTTATTTGATTGGGAAAGTAATCGTATGGTTATAACAAATTATATTATAAATGACAATAACGAATGGTTTAAGAAACTTGATATTATAGAATATTGTATCAAATATTTATATTCATCCTATGAAAGGAGCAAAAAACAACGAATTTCTATTTCTGCGGATATTTTTGTCGGTGAGTTAAATCATTGTTTTACGAAATTGAATTTTGCTTATCGCATTGTAAACAAGGAAATTGTAGAAATAACAGCAGAGGAAGAAATCAAATCAATAGAAACAGCAATAACCACAAGTGATAGCAACATCAGAGAACATTTAAGCAAAGCATTGGAATTGTATTCTAAAAGGCCAGTGGCTGATTATAGAAATTCCATAAAGGAATCCATATCTGCTGTAGAAGCAATTTCCCGAAATATAACTGGGGAAAATGTACTTAACTTTAAAAAAATGGAAGAAAAAGGAGTCGTTGTTCCTACTGTATTAAGGAAAGCTTTTGAATGTCTTTATGGATACACCAATGACAAAACTACAGGCATTCGTCATGCACTGATGGATGATACCAATGCTCCTCAAGCAGAAGAAGCATTATTCATGCTTGTGTCTTGTAGTGCTTTTATTAATTACCTTAACATGAAAATCAAATAATATAAATAATTTGTTATGATTTCAATGGAAAAATTAAAGCTGGAGAATATATTAGGCTTATGGGAATCTGAAAATTACACACTCGTTATTACTCCAGAATCAGCTACTTTAACTAAAAAAATAGAAGAAAAATCTTCTGAAACAGAACCTATTATATGGCACTATATATTAGAAAGAGAGAACGAACAGCATTACAACACGATTCAATTATCAAAATATATTTATATACATCAACTATTGGATGATGATTTGAAAGAGATTATTATTAAGTATAATGATGTCAATTATTCTTTTCATCGAGTTGAATTAATTAATAGCTTTAAATTCTATAGAAGCCCAAAAGATGTTGAGAAATTTGTAGCCATACGATGGCATAGCCCCTGGAAATATGTAGCAATGATTGAATTTCAAGGTTTTGAAATAAAAAGGATACTTAAAGGTGATAGTAAAAAGGAACAAGATGAAATAAGGCGTTGCTATTGGGAAGAAATACTTCCTGAAAAATGGAGTGAATTAAATTTTGAAACATATTTTCCTCTTTATAGACAAATTGATATTATAAATGAGATTAAAAGTAAAATTCCATATTAACATACATGAAGCCGGAAGCATAACGCTCCGGCTTTCATCCTTTCAATTGAAAATAAAACATAATCAATGATGAACAATAACTTACTTGAAAAGGCGCTTGCTATTGCTACCAAAGCGCATGAAGGACAGACGGACAAGTCTGGTGTCCCTTACATTCTCCACCCGATACGTGTATCAAACAGATGCAAGACGGATGAAGAAAGAATAGTGGCCATACTCCATGATACGATAGAAGACACGGACGTTACACCCGATTATTTGCTTTCGGAAGGATTTCCAAAGAGCATTGTAGAAGCCGTATTGTCTGTGACTCGCAACGAAGGTGAAAGTTATGAGGATTTTGTTATACGTTCAAAACAAAACCCGATAGGTCGCCAGGTCAAGATACACGACCTGGAAGACAATATGGATATTACCAGATTGCACAGTCTGTTGGAAAAGGATTTGGAACGGTTGAATAAATACCTCAAGGCATATAGGGTCTTGATTGAATAAAATACCCCGAGCCTTTCGGAACGGGGTTACTTGATTAATCCTTTGACCTTCAATCTTTCTACAATCTCGTTGTAAAGATACTCTATATCCTGCCGGAAATCCTTATACTGTTGGTAGATAAAGGAAACATCGGCGATATTGTTCGATATTACACATGGGGAAACATCCGGGAACACGCCGGAAATTTCTGCCCGGATACCGTTCGGCAGCCGTCCGCCGGCGAGAACACTGGGGGCGAAGAGAAACAACACGATAAAGAGAAACTTCTTCCGCTGGGTAACACTTTCCGGATTGGGCGGACAATCTGCCTCGGAAAGTATCTCTCTGAACCACTCATAAATCTCCGAGATGAGAGTAAAATCAGTCAGGATGGGGGAGGATAACTCCTGCTCACGTTCTGATAATCTTGATTTCTGTTCACGTATTGATTTCAGCTCCACGATTGATGAAAATTCTTTTGTCATAGCACGATTTATTTAGTTGGAAATTCTTATATTTGCATCATAATCATGTGGGGGAGTTGGCTTCTAATCGTGTGGGCTGGCTCCCTATTTTTATGCCAAGTGATATGCGTTCAGGATGGCGAAAGCGTACACAATGTAAGCAATTAGTAAACCCCGTCTTGCAAGGTCTATAAACATAAAGAGATGCCTC